CCAACGTGAAATTCTTCTATTGTCGGTATGTAATATTTAGTATCGCTCATTTTTATATTTGTTTACCGTGTTTGATTACGAAATAAAGTTTTCCTGGTTCTGCTCCCCAATCAGGATTTCCAGTTCTTATTTCGATTCCTGCGTGTTCAAATTGAATGATTCTTTCGGTATCTCCTGTTTTTGGATAACCCAAAGTCATTGTGTTGGTTTCAAAATCATTAAACCCAAAATTGTTTAATGCACCAGTTAAAAAATCATAAGCATCTTTATCATTAACAAAACCACCAACAACGTATCTTCTTTTATGAAGTAAAACGTCTTTTAGATTGTAAATTAATCTTTTTGACCAATAACAATTTATTTCTCTATAATCTTCGGATTTTATACCTGCCTTGGTCATTTCAAACCATTTTGTTTTAAGCGAAAGTTGTAAATTACTCATTTTTTATTTATATTAATTTAGGACATTATTTTTTGGAGTACCTTCCAAAATTTCAAAAATTGTAAAAACCATTGTAATATTTCCAACACTACAATAACCACCATCTATAAATTTGTCGCTAAAGTAATTTTGCAATTTTTCAATTACAGTTCCTCGTCCAAATTGGTTTTTTTGAATATAGAATTTACCATCACTTTCTATTGTTCCAAATTCATTGTTTTCAGTATTAAATAATGATTTTAAATCATTTATTACTGTTGCTATTTTAACTTTATTTTTAGCCATTATTTGTAAACATTTATCAGATTCCATAAATTTTCTTGTGGCAATATTACGCCATAATATTTAAACCACCTAATTTTAATCAATAATAAACGACAACAAACGTTTGTACTTGAATAATCTTTATCTTTGTTCTTTAAATTTAATCAATTAAATCAAATTAAAATGGAAGAAACAGAAAAAAAACCGCATCACTTATCGAAGGAAGGTAGAGCGTTAAGAGAGCAAAAAAACAATGGTAATGCAGATTTGCAGGAGAAATTAGAGAATGTGCAAAACACGACTAATCCAGTAGAACAAAAAGAAGAATCGCAACAAATCCCTAATCAAGGAGAGGCAACAGTTCCTTTGTCAGTAGTTGAAAAAATGATTGCAGATGCAATGAAAAACGTTGCTCCTGTTCAACAATATCAACAACAAGCACCTGCTCCAGTTCAATACGTAAAACAAGAATACGATATTGATGATATTCCGGAATGTAGGGATTGGGAAGCGAAAGACAGGGAGTATGAATACATTGGAGGAAAACCAATTTCGGCTTCAATTCCATCCAAGCATACAGACCTTATTAGTTTGCAGTACTACAACAAAGAAAAGAACACTACACACGCTTTAAGGTATTCGTCAAACCAACCATCATTTTTTTCTGAAAAACAAAGTAAGGAACCTGGTTCTGTATTTTTACCAGAAATTATTTTTGATTATGGACGATTAAAAGTTCCTGCAAGTAATGTGAATCTTCAAAAATTCTTGCATATTTACCCATTCAAAGATGTTATTTTCAAAGAATACGACCCTAAAGCTAAATCAAGAAAAGTTATTTCAGACGAAAGGTTATTGAATAAAGCAGTAAATCTTGTATTTGAGGAAACTGAAATTACAAACCGATCAATTGCGAGTTTGGAATGTCCTAGTTATGTTGAATCTTGGGATGTAGAAATGGTTACAGAACATATTTTAGTGTTCGCAAAAGCTAATCCACAAAAATACATTGACTATACGGAAGACCCTGCAATTAAAATTAAAGGAGTTATTAAGTCTTCATTAGCATCGGGAGAGTTGATTTACGAGAACTATCGTTTTATGACTAAAAACCGAGAGCCGATTACAGAGGTTCCTAAAAACCAGGATGAAATAGAAGAAATGGTTAAATACTTCCAATCGGGAGTTGGACGAAACCAATACGAATATCTTTTAAATATTCTTGGAAGATAAAAAAGTAAAAACCCTCAAATCGAGGGTTTTTTTATTTCACTTAATTAGTGAATCTGGATTAATATCTTTTTCATTAAAAAAGGCACAAAGCATTTCATAAGCAATAGCCAAATCCTTAATGTATTCAGGACTGTTATTCTTATTTTTCTCCTGCGCACACTCGATTTTACGGTGTATCATTTTAATCGCAGTTTGTTCGTTAAATTCCATAGGGAATTTTCTAAAGAAATCAGTCATAACTATTTGCTATTTACATTTGTTGGATTAGCAGTTTGTGCAACTCCTGCCATAAGACCACCAACATTGATGATGTCTTGACCAGATTTTGCAACTTGTGAATACAACGCATCAAAACGTCTTCCGAACTCATTGTTTTGAGCTTGAAATTGTTGTTGTTGTTGGTTCACAATTTGAGTAACGTTGATTTCGCTGTTTTTTGCTTCAACTTCTCTTGTTCTTTCAGCTAGTCTATCTCTCAAACTATCGATTTCAGTTTGATTGATTTTAGCTAAAATAGCTGCTGTTTGAGCGACACCTGCTGCGGATAAATCATCAAAACGCTTGTCGTTTGCGATATAAAAACCAGTCGCTTGGTCTTTGATTGCTTGAGTGTTGTTTGATGCTTGAATAGCTGCTGCGTAAAATTGTTGCAAAGCAGTTTTTTCACTTTCGCAAATTGCGTTTGCTAAATTTCTACCCTCGGCTACCGTAGCGTCTTTAGAGTTTCCGATTGCTGCTAAAATAGCGTTTTCAGCAACCATACCGTTTCCGTTACCTTTTCCGTCAAGGTCACCAATTCCTTTTAGACCTAAAAGTCCAAATAATCCGAAACCTCCTAAACCACCACCAAGTCCTCCGAAGCCACCGCCTACGGAGTTTAATTCTGTTGCATTTGTTAACATAATTTTTAAGTATTAAAGATTAATAATACCCAAAAGTAATAAGGGTAAATACCAAACATCTAATACAAATAAAGTAGTTAAATTTGACTGCTTTTAAAACCTATATTCCTATGAAAGAAGAAATTAACAAACAGGAAATTGCGATTTTGGTTTCTAAAAAAATTCAAGAAATAGGAATAAGGATAAAGAATAGGCGAAAAGACCTTCATTTAACCCAGCTCGATATAGCTTTTTACTGTTGCTCGGACACTTCGGTAATATCTGAAATAGAAAGAGGTGTTTCGTCTGGAATGACATTGTGTACTCTTATTAAAATAGCACAAGTATTGGAAATATCAGAGGATAAATTGTTTTGTGAGCAAACTTAAAAACCTACAATTCAAATAATAATTACTCTTATCCGTTTGTTGTCGTTTATTTTTTATCTTTGTTTAAAATTCGCAAAAGATGATTTCAATAAATCGAGTACGCAATACAGTCTTATTTCTGCTAGAGAAAAATAATCGTGGATTTATCTCTCCTATGGAGTTTGATTCATTCGCTCATTTGGCTCAATTAGAGATATTTGAGAACTTATTTTTTCAATATAACAAATGGGTAAACAATCAATATAATCATTTGTCTGGAGCCGAATTTTCGGATATACCAAAAAACATAAAAGAGCAAATAGACTTTTTTTTAACATCGACAACGCTTTCAAATTTTACGTATGACGAAACAGATGATGTTTGGACTTATACAGGAGTTGACAATTACAGAACCTACGGACTTTCGCTTTTAAACGCATCGGGTAAAGCAGTAGATATTGAAGAAGTTTCAAAAGGACCAAAATGGAACAGTATGATTAACTCTAAATTAAACGCTCCAACCACAACATATCCGATTTACTGTAAAATTAACGAATCTTATCGTGTGGCTCCAAAAGCACCTTCTGGATATAAAGTAGAGTTAAATTTTATAAGAACGCCAAAACACCCTAAATGGAGTTATGTTCAAGATGCTGATGGAAATCCGATGTTTAATGCAGGTGCGAGTGACAAACAAGACATCGAGTTGGATGAAAGTTTGTACTATCCATTGGTAATGAAAATACTTTCTTTTTGCGGATTGTCTGTAAAAGAAAATGAAATAGTAGCCGTTGCTGCAAATGCTGAAATCGCTATTGACCAAAAACAATCATAAGATATGGCTTCAATGAACCCCCAAGAGTACTACGAAACCGAAGAGAATCACGGTTCTTACTCGTACACTACATTAGAAGAAATGGTTTTGAATTTTATGCAAAACTTTACTGGCGATGGTACGATTTTGAACAACGTCCAAAGGTCAAGAGTGATTTATAATTTAAAACAAGGAATCAAGAAGTTCTCTATAAACGCCTTACACGAAATTAAAGCCGTAGAACTTGAATTGGGAGATACTTTGGATGTAATATTGCCTCCTGACTATGTAAATTATGCTAGAATCTCTTATGTAAATCAAGAAACAGGTCAATTAATGGTTTTGTCGAGAAACGAAAATATGCCTTTGGCAACTTCTTATTTACAAGACCACGATGCAGATATTTTATTTGATGAAAATGGATATATTCTTGAAGCAAACTCTCTTCTTTTAGAAGCTGCCGACAAACCAAAAAATGAGGTATTGGATATTAATTGTGTTGATTATATGGGTGGTTTTATGTGCAATGACAATCGTTATAGATATAAAATAGACCCGACAACGAACATAAACGGAACATTTAATATTGACACAAGACAAGGGAAAATTCATTTCAGTTCAGACAATGCAAGTAGAATCATAATGCTTGAATACATTTCTGATGGTTTAGAATACGAAAGGGAAGAAGATATTAAAGTAAGTAAATTAGCCGAAGAAGCATTGTATAATTACGTGAATTATGAGTTAATGCGAAACTTGTTCAAAGTGCCTATGTACGAGAAAAACGAAGCAAAAAAAATGTGGTTCGCAAGTTTTACAAACGCAAAAATTGCAATGATGGACATTAGAATACCAGATGTAATGATGTTTTTAAACGGTAAACGACAAAGTTTAAAATAATATGAAATTTCAAAACACTTTTTCTAAAGGAACTGTTAATCAAGATTCACAACCTCGTTTCGTTGAACCTAATGAATTGATAGATGCGGAGAATTTTTTCGTTACAACAGTTGATGGTTCAAATTTAGGCGTTGGAAAAAATGCCCTTGGAAATGCAAAGAAAACCGATTATGACATTCTTGGAGGTAAAAATCACGGAACAGGAGTTGACAGCACAAATAATTTAATTTACAACATTGTAAAAGGAACAAACCACGATTATATCTTTGAATACGATACTGAAACTACATTATCCGTTATCGTACTTCAAAGCACAACAGGAACTCGATTAAACCTTAAAGATGGAGAAAGAGTTTTAAATGTTGAGGTTGTTTACAACGAGAAGCCATATAATCCAACAACAAAAGAGGGAGGTAATTTATTGAAACTTTCGGGCGACAGCAATCCTCCAAGAATAATCAACATCAACAGAGCTAAAACTTGGGGAGTTGACGGATTTACAGCAGAAGAAATTATGCTGATAAAAGCACCACCTCTTTATCCACCATCCGTTACGCTTATTAGAACTTTTAACGAAAAAGAAAACTTCATCAAAGACAAGATGATTTCTTTTGCTACAAGATTCAAGTACAAAGACAATTACTATTCAGCTATTTCTACATGGCAAGAATATTCTTTTTCTCCTGATAGGTTTGATTTAGATATAAGTGCTTGTGAGAATAAAGGAATGGTCAACCTTTATAACGGTTGTGATATTATATTCAATACAGGACCAAGAGAGGTTATTGCAATTGATTTATTGTTTAAAGAAAGTAATTCTTCTGTTGTTTATAGAGTTGACCAATTCATTAAATCAGAGGAATTGTGGGGAGATAATATCACAATTCCTACCCCTATTCGTTTTACAAATAACAAAGTATTATCTGTCTTGCCGGAGGACCAATATTTTAGGTCTTTTGATAATGTTCCTGAAAGCGCAATTGGTTCAGACATAGCAGGGAATAGAGCTTTTTTTGCAAATTATATCGAGGGGAAAAATTTAATTGATAAAAATGGCAATCCGGTAGTTATGGATTACATTGCTGGATTTACTTCATTATCTCCAGTATCAACTCCTTTGGCAAAAACTAAACTAACTGCTACCTCGATATTTGATGCTTCGACTATTGTAGATGGTAAAATACGTTTAAATTTTTCGGATTCAATACTTAAAAGTGGAAGTGCTATTTCTATTTTATTCAATATAAAATCGATAGCCGTAACCCCACCACTAACTCCAGCAAGACCAATTTCTGTTTTTGACGAATCCTATGTAGTCGTTCTTAATAAAGATTATAGCAGTATGACAGACCTTATTGCTGACGATTCAGAAAATTTATTCAAGTCAGGAATAGAAGGTTTTTTTAGCGATTATTTCAAAGATACTTTTTTAGTTTTGCCTCCTGATTCATTAGGTTTTCCACCTTCAATATTTAATGGATTTACAGTTACATTGATAAGTAGTAATGTAATAGAGATTACTTTTCCTTCTATGAAATATGAGATAGAAGTATTGCCATCAGGACCAAATACATTTGTTACAGAATATTTTCAAGACAGTATAACAACTGCTTTTGTAGATTCTATTGCTAGTAAAAAAAGTATGAAGTCGTACAGAAGCTATGAAATTGCAACAATTTATCGTGATTTACAAGGAAGAAAAACTACCGCCTTAACTAGTGAGAAAAACACTTTTTTCATTCCTCTATCAGCATCTACGTCTAAAAATATACCTACCGTAGATATGAGAACTACAATGCCTCCTTTTTGGGCAGATACATATAAGTTCGCAATAAAAGAAACAATCAGAACTTATGAAGAAATATATACTACTGATTTTTACGAAGATGGTTATTTCAGATGGGTTAGATTAGAAGGTTCTAGTAAAAACAAAGTAAACGAAGGCGATATATTATTGGTTAAAAGTGATGTGTCAAGTATTCACTCAAAACCAGTAACAGTAAAAGTTTTAGAGGTAAAAGTTCAAGATAAGGATTTTATTGCAGGTGGAGTTTCTGAAATACCAGGACTTTATATGAAAATAAAACCTGTTGGATTTGATATGAAATATGACCCTGATGGATATAGAGAATTTATAGCGAGTGATGGGAAGAGAAGCGGTTATCCATCGGTTACGGTTACTATTCCAAATGCTGCATCTACTGGTAATATTCCTCAAAACTCGATACTTTCTATTTCTTTGAAAAGTAGTTTTAGTCACGAAGACGAATTTAACGACTATGATGTAACTATTGTAGCATCTAGTGATTATCCAGATTTTCAAACTTTTTTCGATGCTCAAATAGATTCTTTAGTGTTTCAAGGAAATAATACAGGAGTAGATTTTGGAGGTGTGTTTGCAAAAGATTCAACAACTGCTTCAACAATCACTATTCAAGGAACATCAAACGGAAGGAATACCGTTGTTAATCCCAAAAGTGGTTTTTTGGACGTAAAAATAACTTTAAGAACTACTGCTGGATTTATGATTTTTGAGAAAGCAGGAGTAGAAGAAAGTTCGGGTATTTTTTACGAAACTCCCGATGTGTTTCCTATTGTTGATGGATTGCACGTTTACAACGGAACTAATGTTGTAAATGGAGTTCATTCATTAGTACATACTTTCAATTGTTTTGTACAAGGAAATGGTGCCGAAAGTTACCAAATTAGAGATGCTTTCAATGAAAAATACTTAAGTATTGACTTCAATCCAAATGCTGTAAATAAAGATGGGTATAAAGCCGAAAACAGATATGCGGATATTACATATTCAGAAGTTTTTAACTCTTCAACAAATACAAATAGGTTGAATGAATTTAATTTATCGACAGCTAACTTTAAAGACAACATTGATAAATCGTATGGTCCTATTTTAAAAATAAAAGGCATTGAAACAAATTTACAGGTTTTTCAAGAAGACAAAGACTCTTTTATATTTTTTGAAAAGGATATGCTTTATAATGCTGATGGAACAACTAATGTAGCAAGAATAGATGATATTTTAGGCTCCCAAGACCTTTATATTGGAGAATATGGAATAAGTTATCATCCTGAAAGTTTTGATATTTATGCAGGAACCATTTATCACACAGATACAAAAAGAGGAGTTGTTCTAAAAAAAGTAAACAACGGATTATTTGAGATTTCTAGTCAAAAAATGACAAACTATTTCAAAAAATTGTTTCGTGACAACACCATAGACAGAATAATAGGAAAGTATGACCAATACCACGATGTTTATATTTTAAATGTAAAATATAATAATACTGAATATGTAACTTGGGTATATTCTGATTCCGATAATGGTTGGCTTGGAAGAGTTACATTCAACCCCGAAGATATGTGTAGAGTAAACAGTAAGTTTTTCTCTTTCAAAAACGGAGAGATTTACGAACACAACCAAAGCACAGGAAGAAATACTTTTTACGGAACTGAATTCCTGAGTAAATTTGTTATCAATTTTTCTCAAAATCCAAGCGAAAGAAAAGTGTATAAAAACCTTGAAATAGAAGGAACAGATGCTTGGAATTTAGTAACTAAAACAGATATAGAAAACGGATTTGTAAACAAAGAACAATTCGCAAAACAAGAAGGTGTTTTTAGAGGTTATATGCGAACTTCTGACGATTATATTGATAACGCAAACATTTCTGTTCAAGGGATTGGAAATTGCACTATTTCTGGACTTGTTCTAAATTTCACATTTCCATTGGAAAGCGAAATATCCATAGGTGATAAAATAGTCAATCTTTTAAATCAACTTGTCGGTACAATTCAAAACAAAACAGAAAAATCATTAACTTTGAATGCTGTATCAAACATAGTAGATGGAGATTATGTAATGTGTGCTAAGTCAAAAAGTTTAGAATCTCGTGGTGTTTTAGGATATTGTATGCAAGTTACAGGAACTTTAATGAATAGAAACAAAACAGAAATTTACGCTGTAAATACCGAAGTTGTAAAAAGTTATACTTAAAATGGACACAAAAGAAATTTCAAAAACGGTAATAGGAAAAAGCATAGACGAATTAGAACGTGTTATGCTAAATAACTTTCCTCCTATCGATTGTCCAGTTACAAATAGATTTACAGATGGAATGTATGTGAGAGAAATTTTTATGCCGGCAGGAGCTTTTATAACGTCTAAAATACACAAAACACAACATCAATATTTTATTTTAAAAGGAAAAGCTATTGTTTGGATTGATGGAGTTGAGCAAGTTTTAGAAGCTCCTCACATTGGAGTTACAGAAGCAGGAACAAGAAGAGTTTTATATATTTTGGATGATACAATTTGGGCTACGTCACACCCAAATCCTAACAACGAAACTTTAGAACAATTGGAAGAAAGAATTATTGAAAAGAATGATAATCCTTATTTAACAGACGATATGAAAAAAGCTATTTATAAACTTCAAAATACCAAACCATTATGTCTTGGATAAGTGTTGGAGTAGGTGCAGCGTCAGCGATAGCTGGGGGCATCAAATCAAGTAAAGCGAAAAAAGAAAAAAATAGAGCAGCGAGTGAAGCAGCGAATATGAAAGAAGTTCCATTGGAAAATATCGCTGCTGGACTTAAAGTTTCTACGCTTGGTGCTAAAAACAGACAGGAAGGACAATCTGTATTAGAGGCTACACAAATGGCTTCTCTTGAAAATTCTGGAACGAGAGGTATTCTGGCAGGTACAGGAAGTGTTGCTGCTGGTAGTCAAGCTGTAAATAGAGATATTGCAGCTAATCTTGACGAGCAACAAAAGGAAATCGATATGATTAAAGCAGAGGATGAAGGTCGGTTGAGGAATATAAAAGAGCAACGAAATAAAGATAAGTTAGCAGCATTATCTAGTCAATACAATGCTGCTGCTGATGCAGAACAACAAGGATATGCCGGAATAGTTCAAGGAGCATCAATGGCTGGAGGTGCTTTAGCTTCAAAATATAGTGGTACGGGTTCTTCTTCTTCTGTAAAAGGAAAAAACACAGGACAATTTAGTTCTGATAAATACAAACTAAAAGGTTCTATCAAAGATTATAAATAATATAAGTTATGACAAGAGGCGGATCGGCAGGATATTTGACTATTAATCCAACACAAAATTACGTTGGTCAAGCAATAAGCGAAGCAGGAGATACTTTTGCTAGAGTTCGTGCGGAAAAATACCAAAAAGAAAAAGACAAAGTTGATGCAGACTTGGCTTTACAAGAACAAAGGAGGAGAGATTTTAAAGACACCGAAGAGTTCAACGAAAAGTACAAATTCATTAGTACAGGAACAGGTCTTGATGCTTCCAATAGGCAATCAGTTGAAAATGCCAAAAACGCATACACAGAAGCACAAGATAATTATCAAAAAACTGGCGATAAGAAATATCTTGCTATTGCAGACAATGCGATGAATACGGTTAGAAATGTAAACGAAATGCCAAATGCCTTAAATTTATTAACTCAAAATTGGATTAAAAACGAGGACAGTTACAACCCTACAAGTTTAAATTCAAAGAAAAAGATAATGGAAAAAATGGTGGCAGGAAACATTGTTCAAACCAATGATGAAAATGGTAATGCACGATACACTATAATCGACAAAGACGATAATGGAGCCGTAACCAAAGTACTTTATAAAGATTTGAACCAAAAACAATTAATGGATTTGCTTACTCCTAGAAATAAATTTGATGTTGCTGGAGATAAAGGATTAATTGATAGGTATCAAAAAAGTGTTGGTAAAGAAATTGAAGAGGAAAAATACGAAGGAGGCAAGATAATCAAAACTAAAAAAACTCCCGGGTCAAAAGAAGTTGCAGTTGCACTCGCTACAGAAACAGTTGCAAATCCTGATGGCTTATACGATACTTTAGACAAAATGGGTCTTGACCCCGAAGACGAAAAAAATTACACCGATGAAGTAAAACAAAAAGCTGTTGATTACTTAACAAACACATTAATAGCAACTACTCCAGAACGTGAAGTAGTTGAACCTGACTATAAAGCCAAAAGTCAAAGTTTAGCTGAAAGAAAAGAAATCAACGATGAAAAACAAAGAAAACTAGAAAATGCTAGAAACGCTAGAAAAGACAAATTAGAACAGCAAAAATTAGAGCAAGAAAACTCGACAGTTGTTTACGAAGATGAAGAATTAACGGCTCAAGGATTAAGAGAAAAAGCAGCTTTTGAGAAAAAATATCCAGGTGTTCCAATGGAGAAAAAGTATTTCACTCCAGGTTCTATAAAAACCGTAAGAACAACAAACAAAACAAAAAGTAATCCAACGGACAAAAAAGAAACACCAAAAGAAAATACCCAAACAGTTCCTACATATTCTATAAAGGATTTAAAGTCTAATGGATGGAATGACGCTCAAATCAAACAAGCAGTTAAAGAAGGTAAAATAAAAACGAAATAAAATGCCAGACCCAACAAAAATACCAAGTCCAAGCGATATTTTAGGAAATAACTCTATTCCTTCTCCTTCTGATATTTTAGGAGATGGCGAAAAAAAAAAGTCTATTTCTATTGTAACTCCTCAAAAATCGGTTTCGGTAACGAGTATTGGTTCTTCGGATGGAGTAAAACCTAGTTCGCTACAACCTAAAATGAAAACTTTTACTGGTTTTTCTGATTCGGAACTTAAATCTATGAGTTCCGCAGAAAAACCATTACCTAAAATTAACGAACAACTTAAAAAATCAATTGACACCAATCAAGCGAATTTAAAACGTAAAACTGAACTTGAAAGTGAATTAAAAACTGTAAAAGTCACTCCTGAAAATATGGAGGAAGTTTCGGCTAAAACAGAAGAATTATCAAAACTAAATAAGCAACAAGAAGAACAGATAGCAAAGTCAGAAGAGAGAAAATTAGAACGACAAAACTATAATAAAATAAGTTCTTTAACCAATAAATTCGCTACGGGTAGTTCGCAATTAGGAGCAGATATAGCAGCTATTCCAGAATTTACTCACGATATTCTTTCTCCTGTTTATGATGTTTTTGCAGCACCGCAAAACTGGATTGCTGACACATTTGATTTGCCATCACCAAAAACAGCTCCGCCAAATGCTCCTCCAATAAAATCATCAACTGCTGTGCTATATATGTTGAAGTCTTTTGGTTTTACTCCTGTGGCAACATCAATAGCATTTTCAGAAACTCCCTGTGCCATTTCCTCTAAACCTTCACCCGACATAGAAGTTAATAGAGGATTCTTTTCTAATAAAGACCTGTATGATTTAACTAGACCATCTTTTAAAATAGAAGTGGCTTTTTGTACCCCTTCTCTTTGAATAATTCCTTTGGCAGCGGCTCCAATACTTCCTGAACTAAATGTTTCAGTAGCTCCTTGTACAAAACCTGTCGCTAGAGCATTTGCTACTCTAGTATTCGTGTTCATTTCAGGATTTTCTTCTTTTAGCTTCTCGTTTTTTCCTGCTCCAAACATCATAGATGATGCAGCAATTAATTGAGGTGCTTTCATAGCTGCTCCACCCATCATGATAGAAGCAGTTGCTGGCAATGATTCTGTAAAACTATTTGTTAATTGGTCAAAACCAGCAGAATAATCACCATTTACAAAAGAATCGTAAATTCCATTTTGGTATTTTAAATCTGTTTGTTGTGCTTGCTCTTTTAGTTTTGAAACTTCTTGTTTGTAAAAATCTTTAACAGCGTTATTAACACCTATAGTTTTTTTGAATTTTTCAGAATCAGTATGTAAACTTGGTAAATCAAAATTGTCCGCAATAAAGTTTTGTGGCATAGATGCAACATCATAAGCTAATTCTGGAATCGCAGCCATATTAACTCCCAATTGAGAACTTCCTGTTAGAAACTTATTAGTCAAAGAACTTATTTTATTATAGTTCTGTCTTTCTAATTTTCTTTCTTCAGATTTTGCTAGTTGAGTTTCTTGTTGTTTGTTTAATTTTGATAATTCAT